TCGTTTTCTGCTTTTTCTAATATTTCATCGACAGATATTCTATTCTCTGAACACCATTTTTTAAAATGCGACGCCCAAACAAACAATTTATCAGTACTAGGTATCACTCTAGCTACCACCATATTATTTACATAAGAATTTGCAGATTTGTTTTCTGCGTGTGCGGCTAGATTCTCAGTAATATCATCATTAGCTATTAACACATTTTTTAAATACGTGTTTAGGTATTCATTTATATGATCTAGTTTATCTCTACGCAACGATGATAATTTTGCGCGATGCCTTGGTAGTAAATTATTTTTAACGTGTAACTGTATAGCCGGCATATTGTAATTAATCAAACCTAACTCTACAGCAATCTCTCCACCTACAAGATTACAAGCGATAAAGTCAGTTAAAAATCTTTCTTTTCCAATCATAGCAAAATCAGTAATTAATTCTTTAATCTTAGCATCCAATCTTCTTTTAACTTCATCCTTGTTCTTAACTAAATACGAGCAAAACTTACGCCCGGCAAAACCATAATTACGCGTTATCAAATCATATTTTTCATCTTGTAATTCTTCTGCAGATGTAGAGCTGATTCTTATTTCAAATACTCTAGCATTCTCCCCTTCTGGAGAACTGCTGTTTGTTCCTAGTATGTCACTAAGTGACGAGTTGCCGGTAGTTGTAAGGATAGTACACCACGATAAAGTATTCTCCCGTAACTTATTTGATGATGCACTCATCCTGTTCTTTGTTCTACCTTGTGTTATAGCATAGGCAAGTTTTGATGCGGCCTCTGGTTGAATGTTTGTAATCTCATCTATCGTTACAGGAAGATTATTTAAAACACCTAAAATATGAAACTGGGAGTTTCTTGTATCATCCTGCATCAGCATCATAGATGGATCGCCCCAAACACTATTAATAAATTTTTGTACTGTAGTTTTACCTGTACCAGACTCGGAACTTGTTAAGTGACAAATAAAACCTTTAGTATCAGTAAAAGTCATAAGCGGCGCACCAAACGCACTCATTACAGCAAATGCTTGAGATTCTTTACCTTCAACACTATAAAGATTAAATACTTCTTTCCATTTTTCAAATGACCCTTCTTCATGATAGTACTGCAGTAAATCATTCATCGTACTTGCAGGTGGTGTAGCCATAGCAGTATCACCATCGTATTCAACTTCACCAACTACAAACTTTTTATAATCATCTTTCCAACCAAACTGTACATGTAATGGTTTAGGCCTTTCTTTCTCTTCAATCATGCGCGAAGCAGAAATCAAGTATTTTTTTATCTTTACCATATCAGCGTCAATAGCAAGAACACCTTTCGATGCTAAATGTTTTTTACATTCTTCATTAGATACTAACGTTTTATTTGGGAGCATAAAATAAGTAACATCGTTTTGTGGGTTATGGTGGCACATTCTCAATACAACGCCATCATAGGGATCTTCATATCTTTCAGTGGGGTATAAATAATTAGGGTAAATACAACGCTGTTCGTCTTCAGTGCTTATCCAAACACCAGGTTTTTCTAAATGTCTCACGTATCCATCAGGATATTCTGGTATAGAAAAATCTTTTACTTTATCCGTAGCAAAGTCAGTGCCGGTAACTTTTAGATTTGCATCTTTATTTTCTGGTATAACAGTCGCTAACTTAAGTGGACTATTTATTTTATTTTTATGTTTACATTTTTTGCAGATGTTTCTAAACTTATCTGAATCTGCGGCATACTCTGCAATTGTCTCACACCTATGCCCACCTACTCCGCTTTTTAAAATATCATTAGCTTTTTTAACAACTTCATCTTCATTATATCCCTCATAACTATCAGGCCTAGATATCTCAAGTATGGCATCATCCCGCTCCTCACAATGCACCGCTAGTGTCAACATAGCTCTCCATAAAGGCTCACTAACTTCGTTAGGTTTATCAGTAGTTAACTGTGCCGCAACATGCCCGCAACCTTCACCATCTAAACTTTTAGACGCTAATTTTTTCCACGAAAACTTTGTATCAGGCCCTGCAAGTTTTGCAGTAATGCTATCAGTTCTTTCTTTTAATTTTGATTGTTCAAAATCTACTAAATCGCTTTTACCATCCCTGGATAAAATCTCCTTTATAAGATCAACCTTTACTGGCTTCACATATCTCAGGCATTCTACCGGTCGTGGCACCGCATCTACTTTATAATTAAAAGTTCCAACTGGACGCAAGATCCTAGACTTATCTGACGTTACAACGGTATCAGTTTTTAAGCCATGTTTAATAGTTAACTTCTTTAGATAGGTCGCATACACCCGCCATTCATCAGAAGGTATATCTTCATCTAACAACCAATAAGCATGAATACCCCAACCAGAAGCAACCACTGTAGGTTCTGGTAGATCGACTGCCCGTGCAAAATTCTCCACCGCCCTAGCTGCTGCACCACGACTTGGGTAATCTTTTTTATCAGCTTCAGTTACTTCTCTACCTTCCGCCGCCAAGGCACCATCACAATCTAAGTCAACAAAAAATGCTCTATGATAACTCGCATGTTTTGCCGCACGCGTTCGCAACTTAGGATCTTTAATGTTGGTAAAATCAAATGAGGCCATAGCAACATACATCTCACTATTCCTACTACCAAACACATTTGAGTTTTGCCAACCCTTTATTTTTTCTACTATCTCAGCTTTTGTTTTTACACAAAGATACTCTCTTGATTTATTACTGAGAAAGTTTTGAACAAAGTAGTAATGTCCTTCACGTTCTGTAGGAAGCGCCTCCTCTAAATACTTCTCTAACGTCTCCATTTATCATTTCTCCAATCTCTCCAACTTCTGTATAAACTTATCTATTAAATCTTCCTTATCTTTACTAGGTGTAGAAACACCGTTAATCCAATTGTATAAGGCCTTCTTCGTCATACCTAATTCAATTGCTACCTTAGGAAAACTAAGTTTTCTATCACAGCACATATGTACTAATATTTGCCAAGAATGTTCCCTCGGTAATCCCGCTATTCTATCTTTAATCTTTCCGTATACCGCCATACTAATTCAGGGGAGATTGCTCCCCCCTGCCTCCTTTTTGTATTAATCGTCAAATTCATTTAAAACGTCATTAAGTTTATCAGACTTAACTTCCGCTTGTGCTTTGGTAACTTTCTCAGGCGCGCTTTGCTCACCACCTTCAGATGTAGATTTAGAGCTTACTGCCATAAGAGCAGGCGTAGTTTTACCTTGCTTTTGCGATATCGCAAACTGCTCTTCCTTTAAAGCACCAACTGCTTTGAATAATAACTTTGGTACAGGAGAATCTTTATCGAATCTCATCTCAGTAACCACTGCTGATATTGGCATGTTCATGGCCTTTAACCATTTACTGTATGCCTGGAGCGGCATGTACTTACCAACAGGTTTACCAAAAAATGACGTAGATGCTACTTGCATAGCATAAACATCCCCCTCTAAAGAATCAGCTAATACTACAGCTATCTTGTGCGAGAACCTGCACGCTCTACCTTTACCACCTTGTGCAGAACCTGCAACATTATGTGGGCAAGACGCACACGCAACCGCCTGTTTATTTTCAACAGACTCATCAGGCTTTACGCTATCTGATGACCAGCATGTAGGTGATAGATTAGCTCCATCTTTATATGACCCCTCATAGTAAGACCTCCCGGTCTTAGGAGCGGCGTTAACAATAACGATGTTCATTGAACGCTCGTCAGAGGACGCTAGCTCCTGGCCTCCCTCTATCATTCTAAACACTCCCCCTTTGATAGAGATTCTTTTGAACCCCGACTGACCTGCAAGCGCAGTCGTAGTATCATCTAGTTCAAGTTTCTGTATATATGCAGGTAACTTACCGTCTTCTAATGGCGTGATATCAGTACTCATTTTTTGCCTTTTCTCCTTATGGTTATTTCGAAATTAGAAAATGTATTTAAACCCTCAGGTACTAAAGTAGGATTAGCCTCTAACCATTCTTTCATAGCACCTTGATGGATTCTTTTTTGTAATAGATCGGGAGCTTTGTTATCAAGAACAAAGTTATAAAAACTTTCCCAATCGTTTGTAGTGTGAGTTGTTTTAACTTTTCTGTATGCAGTGCCAACAGATGTCGATACTGATTCAGCGTTAGTCTTTTCAAACTCCTCCAACAACTTCTCTTTTATTAGTTGCATCTTTTCATCTAGCTTAGCAACTTGCTCCTCGTGTTGCTTAACGAGATCTTCTTTCTTAGAACGTATATTAATATACACACGAATATACTGCTCTATATCTATCTTATCCTGCTCTGAATCTTCAGGACTAATTAAATCTAATGTCTCCATATTGTCGTTCTCCATAGTTGTTATATCTTGATGATACACATTTAAAGTGTACATTGCAAGTCTTTTTTAATTTATTTCTTCTTTATATAAGTCGATGATTTTAGTGTGGACATGCTCTTTGTTCTGTAGCATTTTATAAATCTTTTTCTCTACAGCGCTACCTTCAATATTAATGACAGTAGTCTTATTAACTTGTCCTGCTCTATGCACTCTGGCGTTAGCCTGCATATATGTCTCTAGACTCGTAGTCGGGCCAAACCATATAACAGTATCAGCTCGTGTGAGTGTCACACCATGTGCGGCCGCTTGCGGCTGTATGACTAAAACCTTTACATCATCTTCCGTTTGAAAACGATTAAATATCTCAGCTCTTTTATGTGCAACTACATCACCACTAATAATAGTATTACTTATTTTATTTTTATTTAGAAACTCACTAACCATCTCAATTGCATTTCTAAACGGTACAAATATCAAAGCTTTGTGTGAGGTTTCATCAATAATTTCTTTGATAACATTTAGTCTAGCTTTCGCATCAAACCGTACTGTTTCTTTTTTATCTGAATACACCGCTCCACAACTTATCTGTAATAACTTTTGCATCAGAGCCGCGGCGTTAACAGCAGATATTTCTTCTTCAGCGGCCTCAATATAAAGCCTGTTTTTAATATCTTTATAATATTTTTCTTGTTGTTTTGTGAGTGGTACTTCTCTTGTTTGGTAAGTCAATGCAGGTAAATCTAAACATTGTTCTTTTGTAAATCGTATAGCAGGCTGTAAAACATTATGTACTTTCTGTGTGGCCTGAGGCTTTGGTATCCAAGTAAACTGTGCTACTTTCAACATAACCTGATCTCTCCAGTTACCTAAAAATCTAGGTGTATTATCTGGGTTAACTAATTTAGCTAAACCAAAAGCATCTACAGGAGATTGAGCCGCAGGTGTTCCTGTCATCATCCATAACCTGGTGCTAGGCTTAGCAGATAAAATTCTATTCAAACATTTCCAACGTCTTGTCTGAGGA